ATCTTCTTGTACAAAAATATAAAGGACTTGATCTAGATCCTCATCAATTACAGAGTAAGCACCTTCTTTCTCCTTACCTTTTACTGTTATAATATACATCAGGTTATTTCGCAAGCCTCTTGGTATATTTCATCTACCATCTTTTTAACAACAGATTTATCAAGAGATATCTCTGCCTCTTCAATATAACGATTAAGAATAGAAAGAGTATCTTCTGATTCAACCTCAGAAGCATTGTCCTTGTCATACCATCCTGTAAAATCAAAGTTCTCAACAATTTTTAACTCTGCTACATTAACAGAATATAATTTATCAATAAACTTTTCAAATTGGGTAAGGTCACTCTTCTTACGAACTATAACCTTAACAATCTTATCTTCATACTCTCTTGCATCAAAAGTCTGATGTGGGGTATCATCATAATAAATTTTATAAAAAAGACGATATGGATTATTGACTGGAGTATGTTCTAAAGTTTCTGTATCAAACCAATGAAATCCCCTTGTATCAGCACAATCATTCCAATATATCTCATAAGGATTACCCAAATAATAGATATTATCTCTATTAGATCTTGTATGAAAATGACCAGAAAAAGTTTTTTTAAATTTATCAAAATGATTATCACCTAAACCATGATCCATCACAACATAATCATTAACCTTATATCCTTGTAATTCTAAATGTCCCATACAAACAGGAGATCTTGACTTATCAATCATAGCCAAAGATTGCTTTTCATTTTCATGATTAATCCAAGGAACAAGAAGAATACTCAAACCACCCACTTCTATAGAAGTTGTTTCTGAATATATGTTTACATTATCATACTCACGAAGTAATAAATCTACAGCATTTATATCATTAGTATTTTTATAATAAGCAGTATGATTACCAACAATAGTATGGACAGTAATGCCCATTTTTTTTAATCTATCAAAATAATTTTCTTTAGCCCAAGTAAGCGCAGCAAAATCAATACCCTTTCTACTATCAAAGGTATCTCCCATGTCAATTATGGTTGTAATGCCCTCTTTCTCTAGAGCAGGGAAAAATACTTCATTATAGAACTTTAAGAAGTAATCATGAAATAATTTAGAATTTTTCCTACACCCAAAATGTTGATCAGTAATTATTGCGATCTTCATCAGTTACGCAACTTGCTATGAACAGCGTCCTTAATTGAATTATAGTCTGAATAGTTGGCTGAGTCAACGTCGTTTGAATCAAACACTTCATCAAAGTTAGATTTTTCAAGAATTTTATTTTTTATTTCTAACTGCTTCTTCTCTTGTGATATCCTTCTCAAAAAAGCATAATAGATAATTTGAGTAAAATAAGCAAAAGGATTTTTAGATTTCTCTGGATTAAAGTTATGAATATATCTAACACAATTTTCTATACCATCACATATCATATCATCCTTAAACATATAATTCACAAAGTTAGGCTTATATGATAAGTGATTGGCAATCTTTAAAAAACATTCTCCAATATACCTTGGTATTTGAGGCTTTGGTTTATCCTCTAATGCAGCTCTTTCAACTGAGGCAAAATAAATTTCTAACGCAGAAAGAAATTCTTTATTGTTGACATAATGTTCTGATCTCTTCCTACGTTTAGGCATAGTTATAGGTGCTGCATAATTTGGCATATTTATTGCTGCTTTGCTCTTATTATTATAACAGAATTAAGCAACGTTGACAAGGTATCAATTTATGAGTAGAATACCTTTGTAGGGTTTGAAGGGTTAGTTCGAGTTTGATTTATATAATTTTTCTAAAACATCTTTAGCTTCATTGACACTAGTTATATATCCCATTTTTTTATTCAACTTAGTAAGATTTGATTTGTTCATTTTTTTGACATAATCTTTATAGAACATAATCATTTCAATATTTTCAGATTCAGAAAGAGTCAATACATCATCTAAATTAAGAATAAATAAATCTTCATTAGAAGTTTTCAACCAAGGTTCAAATTTAAATCCTTGAATATTTCCACGTTGTTTTATTTCCTCTACCACAATTGGATTTGAAACCAATAGTAACATTCTATCACCTTCATCAGATGCAGATACTTTAGCGAATATTTCATCACCACATTTAAGTTTTACTGTAGCATAAAAATCATCTTCTATCATTTGTCCTCCTTTATATCAATTGTTATAATTTCATAATTAAATTGTTCTTGCACATAAATTTTTACTCTTTCAATAAAATGGTTCAAAGTATAATTTTTTCTTGATCCTATTGTTAGATCATCAGCAATATCATATAATTTGGCTTTCACCTTATCCTTACCCTTTCTTAAAACTCTTCCAATGGATTGAAGGTTTCTAATTCTAGACTTAGATGGAGAAGCAAAAATAACGTTGTGTAACCTCCTAATATTGATCTATTATGGTTTACAAGGCTATTTATTATTTCATAAAGTATCTTACCGTGGGTCTCTACTCTACTATAAAGGATAAGAGTATTACCATCTAAATCTACTGCTAACTTAGAAATAAAGTTATTTCTTTTTTGATGCCCTATTAAATATTGTATTTCATCTTCATAAGTTTCAAATTTTTTAGGTTTATGTTTAAGGACTAAACATTGGATATCTAATTGAGAAAGATGTCCCTGCTCCATTAAGTCTTTAGTTTGTGTTACCTTATATGAAGGTCCAAACAGTCCCTCTAACACCCATTTATGGGTCTGTGTGCCATCTAAAGTTCCTGTAAACCCATATCTATGTTTTGCATGTTCCAACTTATCCATTATCTTTACTAGTGATTTACTCTTAAAAAGATGAGCTTCATCACCTATAATTACATTATAGTCTTTAAAGAAATTTCTTTCTAATTCATAAACTGATTGCCATGTAGTAATGGTTACTTCATTTACATTAGTTCTTTCTCTACCAGCATAAATCCTATGACAATGATTTTTAACATCCCAACCATACTCTATAAAATCCTTATACATCTGTTCTACAAGAGAGGTAGTAGGAACAACTAAAAGAATTTTTTGTTTCTTAGCTACAAAGTATCTTACTATTGCATATATCATTAAAGATTTACCAGATGCAGTAGGAGATATTAAAAGTTTTCTATTATATCTTAATGCTTCATAAACTGCTTCTATTTGATATGGTCTAGGTTTAAACCCAGTAATAGATGCCATATAATCTTTAACACCACCCATAGAAATCATTTCATTAATTTCAAATGGAGGACCATAATACTTATTATTTTCAAATTGATATGTATATCCAGACTTCTCGCAAAAAGCAACAATCTTATCTAATAGACCAACATAGATTCTTTTGGTCTTCATATTAAACAAATGCACATATCCATCCCAATACTTACTTCTGTATTGAGGCATAAATTTTTTATTAGGTACTTCAAAAGTAAATCTATCTCTTAATTCATATTCAATAGATGGTTCTGTTTTTACTTTTAAATATACCTCATTTATTTTTTGTATAGTGAGATCAGCCATAACCAGCTTGGAATTTTATTACTTCAACTGCATTCTTAATCTGATATGTTCTATTAGATATCTGTTTAAGTATGCTCTCTAAGTAATTTAGCAT